AGCCCGCTTGGAACACCGCTCCAGTTGACGGGTGCCTAATATGCATAAGACGCTGTCCGACCGGCTGATGTATAAGTGGCAGTGCATGAAGGACCGGCGCGAGTCCTTCGAGGATCAGTGGCGTGAACTTGCCGCCTATGTGATGCCTCGGTCGTACCGCTGGTTGGACGAGCAGTGGTCGAAGCGTGGGAACAAGGCGTCCAAGAAGATTGTGGATCCCGAGGCCACGATTGCGCTCCGTGCGATGGAGGCGTCGTTCTCGTCCAACATCACGCCGCCGAACCGCCCGTGGAAGCGCCCGTCAATTAGCGGCGAGCTGGCGAAGAACTACAACGTCAAGACGTATCTTGAAGATGTCAACGATGTCATGGACGCTGCTATTCTTGCGTCCAATTTCTACACCGAGACTGGCAAACTGTACAGCCAGTGCGGCCTGTTCGGCACGGCGGCGATGCTGATCGAAGAGGACGAGGAAGACGACTTCCGGTGCGAGACGCTGCCTATCGGCTCCTTCTGGCTTGGCACCGACAGCAAGCGCCGGGTGAATCAGTTTGCGCGCATCATCGACATGACGCTCGACCAGGCCGCAGACGCCTTTGGCGTTGAGAGGCTGACCGCCCAGCAGCAGGCCGCTATCGAGGCTGGGCGCGGGTCTAAGGAAGAGATCCAGGTGCTGCACTACATCGGCCCTGCGGAGCCGACGTATGAGGTGGCAATTATGCCTTATGTGGCATATTACATCGACGTGTCGATGGCGAAGACCGGCGCCAGGCAGTCCGGCGAGGCGGCTGATAGGTATCTGCGCAAGGGCTATTATGAGGACTTCCCGGTTGTAACGCCGCGCTGGAAGGTCTTGAGCGACGACGTGTACGGGCTCGACTGCCCCGGCATGATCGCGCTCGGCCACATCAAGGAATTGCAGCATCAGCGCAAGCAGTTGGCGAAGGCCGCCGAGAAGATGGTAGACCCGCCGATGCAGCGGCCGGAGACGGCTTCGCGCAAGGCTCTCGACATGACCCCAGGTGCGGATAACGTGGTGGCCCGCGGCGCCGCGTCTGAGGGTGCTCGTCCGCTGTATCAGGTGACGTTCGATGTCGGCTCGACCTTGCAGATCATCCAGGATCTGCGGACTCAGATCCGCGAGGTGTTCTTCTATAACCTGTTCCTGATGGCGGCGAGCAGCCGGCGGTCGGGCACGAAGGCGCGCGAGATCGAGGAGCTGCACGAAGAGAAGATGCTTATTCTGTCGTCAGTGTACGAGCAGTTCAGCCAAGAGTTCCTGGATCCGGCCGTCGAGCGCATCTTCCGAATCTTAGAGCGGCGCGGGCGCATGCCTCTACCGCCGCCAGAGCTTGAGGGTCAGTCGTTTGAGGTGGAGTACATCTCCGTCATGGCGCAGGCGATGAAGCTGGTTGGCATCGGCAATATGGACCGTGCCCTTGCCATTCTCGGCCAGGTGGCTGCTGTGGATCCGACTGTGCTTGACGTGCTTGATCTTACACGGTTCACTGAGTCGTACCTCGACCGCCTCGGCGTCGATGAGCGGGTCAAGACTTCGCCTGAGGAGCGCGAGCAGCGTGCGGCGTCTCGCCAGGCTTCGCAGCAGCAGGCGGCGATGCAGCAGCAGGCGCAGGTACAGGCCGAGACTGCCAAGGTTTTGTCGGACGCTAAGACCGACGAAGATAACGCACTAACTCAAATCATGGGAGCCACGATAGGCTGATGAGCGTGAAGTCTGACCAGCCGACACTGGAGGAAGACCTCGACCACATGATCCGCCTCGGGGTCGGCCGGCGCGTGCTGGCGTGGCTCGTTAAGCGTGGGTACGAGGTGTGCCCAGTCCGTGATACGGTCGAGCAGACCTATTACGCGCTTGGCGAGATCCACAGCGCTAAGGAACTTGATGCGCTCTTGAAGTCGATCAACGTTGAGGCTTGGCTTATCATGCAGCGAGACATCGCGGAGGGTCTGTATGAACCAAAATCAACTGTTCCAAGAGATAGTGACTGACGAGAAGGATGCCCTTATCCGGCACCTGCGCGACGAGCTTCACGTTGCGCGGGCGAACGCTATTAGGTACGAGCACGAGTGTCATTCGCTGCGTCAGCAGTTGCAGGCTCTTAGGCAGGAAGCAGACACACGACGATTGACCAGGCATCACTGACTGGTATATTGAGTCCATGGCGACTATCTCTCATGAACCGGTATCTTTGCCGGCTCTGGCTGATCTCGACGGGGTGCGCCTGCGGCGCTGGCCCGACATGGCCAATGGCGACGTTGGCGAGAAGATCATCCTGACTCGTTTCAATGACCGCACGGTATCAATTGACGGCACTTTTAGCGGTGCAACTGTCAATATCCAAGGCAGTAACGACGACGTCAATTGGTACAGCATGTACGACGTGTTCGGCAACGCTATCGCAGCCACTACCGGCAAACTCATCACGCTTACCGAAGTGCCGCTGTACATCCGCCCATCAGTCTCTGCTGGCGCAGGGGCGAGCATCACGGTTGTTGTCTGCGGCGTAGGGAGGGGCTAATGGACGCGGAGAAGATCAACAAGCTGCGTTCGCTCTCCGGCCTGCTGGCACCGCTGGCCGAGTTGGTGGAGCTTCTAGAATCGGTTCAGAAACTGGATCAGATGAAGAAAGAGGCTGAGGCGGCAGTGATTGCGGCGAAGAAGACGGTAATCGTCGCATCCGAAGCGGTGGAGAAGAGCAACGCAGAGGCGGCGGCAATCATCCAGGCTGCGAGAGACATCAAGGCGAAGGCTGAGTCAGAGGCCGCTTCTCGTTCGCACATCGCGGCCGAGACGTTTGCTAAGGCCGACGCAGACTCTCAGGCTATTCGTGCAGCAGCAGTGGCAGAGGCTGCCGGAATCCGCGCTGCGGCGGCCAAGGAGGCCGACGAGATACGAGCACGAGTGCGCGGCATGAAGGATGAGGTTGCCGAGCTTGAGCGTCGTAAGGAGCGTGCGCTTGCTGCCGTCAAGCGGCTGATGGAGGCGTAGTGATCCGCGATTTTGCCTTCAGTCGCAACAACGAGGCCTTCGCCAACCTGGCGAGGACTCTGCCGCGCAATATCGCTGCCGCCGAGCAGGCTGCTGCGACGATCCGGCGAGACGCCTGCACCATCGGCAAGACCATCACGTAGCACTAACATGGCAAACCAGACAGTCAGCGTCAATCGCAATCTCGACGATGCAGCAATCAGCGGGTTGCTGAACGGCGATTCAATCACGATCAACACCAACGCGACGTTGACGTGCGATAGCGATAACCGCTGGTCGCAGCAGGCCGCTGTTGTTGGCTCCGTCACCATTGACTCCACCAGCGGCGGCAAAATGGTGGTCGATGGTCGTAACGTGTGGCAGGTTCCGTTCTCGTCGTCCACCGGCAACGTGCCCTCCCTCGGCACGGCAGGCACCTACGACGCCACGGGCGGAACCTCTGGCTGCCAGGGCGAGTTCCTGGGCGTGTGGGCCACCGGCGAAATGGAACCGCGTGCGAGCGGCGCCATGCCCGCCAGCGGCTACGTCAAGTTCCGCCGCAAAAGCACCAACTTCACTTCTGGTGAAACGATCACGCTGGCTGGCGGGGCCACCATCGTCGCATCCAGTGTCGGCAAGCGTAGCTGGATCCACTTCGTCGGCGCGTATCAGGCGACCGTCACCGTTCCGCGCCTCGGTTCGTTCGAGGCGTATGGCGATTGGTTCGACCTCGGCACCACCAGCGGCGCCACCGATCAAGAGTTCGATTTCCCGTTCCTCGACGTGTGCGACGGCATTCAGATTGAAACATCGGCTGGAAGCGGGGCCTATGAGTGGTATGCAAATGCAGGCACTCGTAGTGTAAGCGGCACGGCTACAATTGGCGGCACCACAGACCCGCGTGCCAAGTACTTCTGCCAGCGTGCCGCGGCCATCACCGCGACCACGGTGAACGGTTCGGCAGTCATCGCCACGACGCAGACGAGCGAGCTTGTTGTCGGCATGCCAATTAGCGCATCTGGCAGCTTCCCTAACTCTGCATTATACATCGCAGCTATCAATCCAGGCGTCAGTTTCACCGTTAGTTCTAACGCCAACGCCGCCGCGTCCACAACATTCTACCCATGGCGGAACAAGCTCAAGCTCGCGCAGAGCGCCGGCACGGTCGTCGGATTCCTACCGGCCACTGGTTGCAAGGTGCGGTGTCCGAACGTCAAACTCTCAACTTCCCTGACCCCGTTCGCCGGACAGCTTCTGCCCACGGCGATTGGCGACCGTTACGAGTTTGTGACGACATCTGCCGGCGTCGTGAAGATGGACACCGTGGACTGCGGCTGGTACTCTAACTTCTCAGGTGCGTACAGCCTCGATTTCCGGCGTGTCGCGCAGGCACTTGGGTTTGCCATCACGAATACAGCAACGTCAAACTACATTGACAACTGCGTGACCTCTTTTGAGAGCGCCAGCGGTCAGGTTGGTCTATCCATTTCCAACTGCTACGGTACGACTCAGGTTCTCAATAGCTGGATCTCCCGTTACGATGCCGCTTCTAGCCTCAATGCCGCAGCATCATTGCTGGATTCAGCTAACATTACTATCTCCGGCTGCAAGTTCAGCTTGGGTGGAGCGAACAGCACGGACAACAAGCGGGGCAACTCAAACATCAACAGCCTTTCGCTGACGCGGTGCTTCGATGTGTCGGTTGCCTCTACTTTGATTATGACGGGGGCCTTGACACTGAGCGGAAGTCTCCGTGTCACCATCACCAATCTTGTGTCTTGCGATTTGGAATACGGTTCGACAGGTTCGGCGAACTCGCTTACCGGTGCCATCAACGTCACAGCCGGATCGGCGAACGTGCTCATCGACGGCTATTCGCTGCTTGCCGGCGTCACGAACATCCACCCCTACCTGGCGGTGCTGAACATCGGTTCCAATTCCGCTGATGTTGAGTTCCGCAACGCAGGCACAGCGACAGCGCCTATCAACGCTGGGTCGGCTGCCGCGATAGGCAACATAGTCACCGCAGCCTCGTGCCTACGCACACGCTTTGAGCGCCTGTACTTCGACAACATCCGCTCGGCCCCACTGTACATCGCAAACACCTGTCAGGGTGTGATCGTTGACAATGTGTGGGGCGACGGCGCCGACACGCAAGCTATCGCTGGCGTCAATCTAACTGCGCGTGGAGGCCGGTGGAGTTCACTCACCACCGGACAAAGCTCGGACTATGGGCGGCATTGGGAAGATGCTTTCACTTCAACGACGGCAGGCCGCCTGTGCTTGCTGATGAACGAGCAGACCACCGAAACTGCTGCTCAAGTTTCTATTGTGGCTGGCACGCCGAAGTTCACATCGACGGGCAACCTCGCGGCCCCCGCGGTCAACGACGAAGTAATCTTCACGATGCCGTACTTCGCCATTGGGCACACCTCCCTGGCGAACACCGCGCCCACCATCACCGGCACGAACCCGGCCAACTTCACGCTGACCTACCAGATCGACCTTGGGAGCGGGTGGAACGGGACTTGGCTGGCTCTCACGGGCGCGAACCTGTCGTCACACACCATCCCGGCGTACAGCAGCGTGTTCGCCATGGGCGGATTCCGCCTCAAGATTCGCGCCGTGGTCAACACGGCGAACATCACGAACGCGCTGACACACGTTAGAATCGACACGGTGACGACGACCACCGAGCAGCAACGCCAGTATGCGCTCCGCAATCCCGACGTCGGGTACACCTCCGTGTTGGCTGGCTCCACCCTCGCGCTCTATGACAACGTGTCGTCCGAGCGTGCAGGCGTGGCGGCCGTGAGTTCCGGCTCCGCGATAGCGACCCCTCCATGGAACGCCAACTACACGGTCGTGAGCCGGTTACGCAAGCCGGGGTACGCGCCAATCGAGGCCGCTACTGTCGTGGACGTTGACGGGCAGACATCCGTTGCCGCGCAAGAAGACTGGCCGACCGTCCCAGACACAGACCCCGGTGCGTTAGATATTACCGTAACAAACCACGGTGCTTCACCCGTTACGTGGAATGGTAAGCAGTACAGCATCACTATCACTACCACTAATGACGCACTTACCGCTGCCCAGGTCGCGCAATACATAAGCTGGAATGTATCTCAGGATGCCACATTCAATGGATTCAACGGTCTGGCGTGGCCGTACATGGTCGAACCAGACGGCATTTCGTTCAAGACGACGCGAGGCCGCTTGGTGGGCAGCGCAGGCGCCACCCTAAAGGGCATTCGTGTCGTTCGCAGCGACGGCACGACGCTGGTGCCGGGGTTCTCGTCATTGATGGCTGACGACGGCACGACCTATGTGTCCCCGGTCCTCGCCACGGCCTCCATCGGCGGCCTCCTGGCCGGCAGCAAGGTCCGCATCTACAACGTCACCACCGCGACCGAAACCTACATCGGCACGCCGGGGACGAGCTACACCCAATACTACACGGACGGCACCACCTACACGGCCGGGGACACCATCAACGTTCGCGCTCACAAGCGCGGGCGGCTGACCTATGAGACTACCGTGATCGCCACCGCGTCTGGCTGGACGGTGAGCGTGAACCAGCTTGAAGACGAGGTGTACACGGCCCTGGGCATCGACGGCAGCTTGGTGACCGGTTTCGCGGCGGACTACGTGTACGACGAGGTGAACGTCACCGTCGCCGCCAACTTCAACATCGCGGATATGTATGCGTGGTGGAGCTACAACTTGGAGTCGGACGATGGTATCCGCGATTTCGTCGGCGGGATGACGGGTCTAGATATCGGCAACTTCCGCATCAACAACGCCACCGTTGACATCTACATCGACAACACCACGGCGACCAACCTGCGCCAGCTTGACAACCGGCGCATCTTCCGCGCCGATGAAGCCTACCCGGTCAAGTCATCCGGCGGCGGCGGTATCGACGTGGTGTGGCGCAACACGATCCTCATTGCCGAGACTGGCACCAGCGGCCTGACTCCTACGGAGTCTGCGCAGCTTGCGGTCATCGATGATGTGCTCAATCTGGTCGCAGCCGACGAGATCCACAGCGCATCGACGATTGAGAAGCGGTTGCGCGGAACGGCCATAGTCCTGCTGACTAAAAACCATAGCGGCACGCCGCTATCCACTTTCCAGGCGGTTGACCCATGATCTGGATTATGGGCACCCCAGGCGTATGGCAGCTCGGCTACGGGATTCTAACCCCAAGCGGCGCTGGCATTCCTTTCATCTTGCTCAGACGCAGGCGGCGTCTATAGTACCTTCTAGGATACCCTATTATGCCTGATATTCTCCAAGACTCCTTTACTGGGAATCTGATCCGCTTCTGGGGCCGTAACACTAGTGTTGGAACGACACTGGCGGATCTCAACACCTATGCCATCGCTATTGACCCGTACACCACGATGGGCGCGGGGGCGGCACTGGATGTTACGTCTAGCTCGACCGCCGACGCGGCCGCCGGCACTGGTGCGCGCACCGTTCGTGTTGTTGGTCTTGATGCCAACTACGCCTACCAGACGGACGTAGTCACCCTGAACGGTCAGACCATCGTCACAACATCTTCTGTTTGGACTGACGTGTGGGCCGCCGACGTTGTCACACACGGCTCCGGCAACACGAACGCCGGCGATATCTATATGGTGAAAACAGGGACCGGAGGCACCTACACCGCGGGCGTTCCTGGTACGGTGACTAGCGGTATGATCAAGATCCTGACCGGTGTTAATACTGATATGACCGGGCATTTCATGGTTCCAAAGACCGGCAATATGGGCACCTACAGATACCGTGTTGCTGACATTTGTGCCTCTTCGTACACACAGGCTGCGGCTTTGCTTATCAACATCCAAGACCCGACCGGCACAGATAAGACGACGCACATCGTGTCTGTCATTGGCCTCGGATCGTCTGGCCACGCGCAGATCGACGCCCGAACCACCGCCATCACCCTAGTGCCTGGTCAGGCGCTTCGTCTGCGCGCCCTGGGCGCTGCGGCTTCCGCTGCCGTACAGGCCACAGTTACACTTGAAAGAGTTTTCTAGTCTGGTATAAACCCCAGTAAGGACGAAGACCACAAATGCCTGATGCCGCCGCCGCCCCTGCACCCGAGCCTAGCGCCCAGCCTGCCGCTGCCGCGCCTGCCGCTGCACCGGTCGCCACTCCCGCGCCTGTTGACCCTTGGGCTTCCTTCCAAGCTCCGGCAGGTGTCGATGCTAAAGCTATCGCCCCTGTAGTTGAGTGGGCTAAGAAGTCCGGCCTGGATCCGAAAGCGGCTCTGGCTGTGGCTCAACGAGACGCCGAGCGTGCGAAGGCCGCCGACGATGACTACAAGCACATGGCAGAGAAGGGGTGGTTGGAAGAGTTGCAGAAGGATCCGCAGCTCGGTGGCGAAAAGACACGCGAGACGATGGTCAACGTCATGCGCGCCCACGACAAGCTGTCGCCTGAGATCCAGAAGATCATCAAGGACGAGGGCGTGCTGTACAACCCGATCGTCGTCCGCGTCCTGCACGACATCGGCAGCCGCTACTTCAAAGAAGACTCTTTTGTGCGTCCAGGCACGTCGCCTGACGCGGATAAGAAACTGAGCCCCGTGGACCGCCTCGCGCGCATCTACGATACTCAAGCCAACAAGAAATAAGGAACCTATATGGCTACCCTTGGCGCCACATATCTGAACCTGATGGATCTCGTTCAGCGTGAGAAACCCGATCACACCATCGCTACAGTGTGCGAGATTCTGGATCAGCAGAACCCTGCTCTCCAGGACATCCGCTGGGCAACCTGCAACGATGGCACACAGAACATCACCCACTTCCGCACCAAGCTGCCCACGGCCTCGCTGCTGTCGGCTGGCGGCGGCGTCCCGGTGGACAAGTCGAACGTCTCGCAGATCACCGACGCTACCTCGCGTATCGGCGTGGCTTCGGAAGTCGATAAGCGCATCCTGGAGCTGAACGGCAACTCGGCCGCGCAGCGTGCTCTGGAAGCCCGCTCGATGCTGGAAGCCCTGAACCAGACCGCCATGAACCTCTGGTTCTACGGCAACGCCACCACCGGCATCCCGACCACCCCGAACGTCTTGTCGTTCGACGGTCTGGCGAAGCGCTACGGCCTGCTGTCGGCCGGTAACGCCGAGCAGATCATCGACGCTGGCGGAACCGGTTCCACCAACACCAGCATCTGGTTCGTCGTGAACGGTGAGAAGACCGTCAGCGGTCTGATTCCGCTCGGCGCCACGGCCGGCGTTAAGCATACCGCCGTAAACGGTGGCGTGCCCGTCAGCAAGACCGAGTCGAACGGCAATATCCGTGAGGTCTACCAGGACATCTGGGAATGGCATATGGGCATGAAGGTCGAGGACTGGCGCGGCGTCGTCCGTATCGCCAATATCAACGTGCCGAACCTGGTTGGCGAAAGCTCGGCTGCCGACCTGATCAAGCTGATGATCAAGGCCCAGCACCGCCTTGAGCCCGTCGAGGGCCTTGGCACCCCGGTGATCTACGTGTCGCGTACTGTGGCTCAGCAGCTTGACATCCAGGCGCTGAACAAGCAGACCGGCAACATCACCTCCGAGACTGTCGATGGCAAGCGGAAGACCATGTTCCGCGGCTATCAGATCCGTACCATCCACCAGCTTCTGGACACAGAAGCTCGCGTTGTCTAAAGGATACTAACATGAGCGGCTTCTTCACCGACACAACCAATCTGATCTTCTCTAGCGATCAGGCCATCACCGGCTCGGCCGACTCCACCAACGTGATCGACTGCCAGTCCGCGCCTACCCTGCGCGATCTCGGCATTCGCCCGATGGCTGTGGAGTTCGTTATCACCGAGTCGTTCAACACGCTGACGAGTCTGGACTTCTTCGTCCGCTCGGATAGCACGACCAACCTGGATACCAGCGAAACCACGCACGTTAGCTTCAACGTCGTGCTGGCCAGCCTGACTGCCGGTGCCCGCTTCGTGCGGCAGCTCCCGACCGGTCAGACTTACGAGCGGTATCTCGGCATCGAGTACGTCGTGAACGGCACCGTCCCCACCACCGGCAAGATCACCGCCGTGCTGGTCCCGCATGGCGCTCCGTCCACTCAGTACTTCAACGACGGTATCAGCATCGCCTAATTAGTAGTGGCGAGACACCCGTAGGGCTTGCCTTACGGGTGTTATTCTGTACACTCACAATCACCAAGGAATCTTTATGGAATGCACTCTCGCTAACGCTATCACGACAGTCACGAACGGCCCAACAGCCGGCCTTCAGCTTTTCGGCGCTACCGACCCTATAGTTGTGGAAGTGTACGGCATCGGCGTCGGCACCAGCGGATCGATCTCCATCACGCTCCAGATCCAGGAGTCGGCCGATGCGTCGTCGTGGACAACGGTCGGCACTGTCTCGTTAAGCGGCACGTTCACCAGCAAGCCGTTTGACGTGCAGCAGGTGATCCGCAAGGCTTATGTGCGGGCCAACGTCAGCGCTATCAGCGGAACCGGAGCGGCCGTCACCGCCCACATGCGCTTCTGCTAAACCATGAACCAGACCGAGATTTGCAATCTCGCGTTGCAGCGTGTAGGCATCTTGCAGCCTATTGCTAGCATCAATGAGGCTAGCAACCAAGCTCGGGCATGCAAAGCGGCTTACACGCCAAGTCTCCAGTTAATGCTGCGTGAGCGGAATTGGCCGTTCGCGCAGCGCACGGTAAGCCTAGCTCTGGTAGGCGAGAACCTGCACCCTGAATGGTTTTACACGTACCGGTATCCGTCGAACTACGTTGTCATCCAGAAGGTGCTGCCCGCGTCTGACGACAGCGGGGACACAGTCAACATCCTGACGGCAGATAGGCCAGCGCTGCCCGATACGTACCCGTACATGATCGGCAGCGACTCGTCAGGCCGCTTGATTCACACCGACATCGAAGATGCTATCGTTGTCGGCGCGTATCTGAACACAGATACGGCGCAGTTCGACCCGATGTTCGCCAATGCTCTGGCCTGGCGCATTGCTCATGAAGTCAGCCTACCGCTGGCCAAGAGCCGCGATATCCGCAACGACTGCCTCGTCCAGTACATGAGCGCTGTAAGCGAGGCGTTCGCTACCAGCCTTAACGAGCCCGAGCCGCGAGACAGAGCCGACGCAACCAGCATCACGGCGAGAGAATGAAAGACGTACAATACGCCTTTTCCGCTGGCGAGGTGGCTCCGGCGCTCTATGGGCGGCCGGACGTTGAGCGTTGGCGCTCGGCGCTCAAGACTTGTCTTAACTGGGTCGTGCAGCCAGAAGGTGGCGTTGTGGTGCGGCAGGGTGTAAAGCTTTGCGCTAACATCGACAGCGGCGGCGATACTACGTATTTGATCCCGTTCGAGTACGGCCCGTCTGATAGCTACGTCCTCGCCATCACGGGCACGACGATGCGCGTTATCAGGAATGGCGTTCTCGTGGAAGCCGAGCTGGGCGGGGTATTTGAGCTTACAATTACATTCAATCCCGCGACGGCCAGGTACGTGCAGTCGGGGGACGTGCTCTTCATTGCGGACGGCACGAACGCCCCGAAGAAGATCACACGCGGCGACTCCGGCGCCAGCCGCGACGACGACTGGACGATTGCCGATCTACCCCTGACTCCGGGCATTGCGTTCTACACTGCCGGATCGCTTACAGGTACGGCCGGCACAGACCAGGTTCGTTACCGTGTGACAGGCGTAGATCGCAGCGGTGTCGAGACGAGCGCGCTTCGCGGGCCGGCGTATACCAGCCCTATAGCAGCCGCAGGCGTCCCGTGGGTCGTGACGCAGGCGAGCCACGGGCTCATTTCAAACGACGAGATCGAGATTACCGCTGACGTTACGGACGGGACAGGCGCGGTTCGCTACCGCAAGAACGACGTTATCCGCGTCCTGCGGATCGACGCTAACTCGTTCTCGATCCCTGGCAACCCGGCCGCTGGGTCATCCAAGAATCTGTCGTGGCG